GGCTGTTAGACCAGAACCTGTTAAACTTGCGCTTGTCAAGAAATCCATACCTGGAATGTATGCTGTTGTATTTGAAAATACAACTTGATTTGAACCGTTTGTACTAGCAATAGTATCACCTAGTGAGTTAGCAATCGTTGCCACTGTAAGTGTTGCGCCGCCGCGAGTTGATAATACTTGACCAGTTTGATATGCTTTAGTACCACTGTTACCACCTGCAACTGTTGCAGAAATCACTTTACCAACAAATGTACCAGTTGCTGTTGCGGTTGTAATACCTTCACCACCTAATGGTGTGGCAAATGTTAATGCTGGAAATGCTGTTGTATATGAACCTACAGTTGTAACTGTAACGCCAGGGGCATTTACGCTAGTACCGGCTAATCCAGATGTTGAATCTACTGAACGATTGTAACCACCAGTGATACCGGCATTACGACCGCCAAAATATTTCTTATTTAAAGGACGTCCCATTTTAATTTCTCCTTAAAGAATAACGGCGTTCTAGGCCGTACGCGGTTGGATTTCCGCATAAAACTCACCCCATGTGAGTTGTTACAATGTATTTATGCGTAAGTGATTCTTAGGCTTGCTTGATCTAAATAGGCAGTATCTCTGTGCGGATATATCTGATTACTGCGAAAACTTACCACAATGCCAAACGTAGAATCTGCTATGTTAGCACTAGTAAGACCGGTTGTACTCCATAAATCTCCAGGCCCTCCATAGATATTAAGATCTCCTATAGGATTTAATGGTGTTGTAAAATCTCCGGTATACATATCTGACTGCACAGGATTAACTGTACTTGCGTAGTTGTCCCCTATAAGTTCGCCGTTTAATGTTAGTTGTATTACTAGATCTTCTATTCGAGACGCACGTAATACATTAAGTTGTAGTTCTATGCCCGCAACCGTAGCGCCATTGTCGGGAATATTAAATCCGGTGCACCACAATTGACTTGTGTTGTTTAAAAATCTTTCCATCCACAATCCGCTGATAGTATACAAGGGCTTAGAGCTAGTAGCATAGGCACCTTGTCCAAGAAATGTAGGATTATATTTCCAATCAATGCTAGGAATTCCTGTTACTTCATTAGCAATTGATACGTTTGAAATCGATGTTGGATTATAAAATAGTGTTGTGGACATGATATATTTACCCAAAGAAAAAGGACTCCGGAGAGTCCTTTTCTATATAACAAACCTCTAGGGTAGTTAAATTAACTAAATTTAACGTTACCTGAAGTAATAGCAACTAGACCTAAATAGTCAGCCGCATTACCTAGAGAAGATGCTGTGTTAGACAATTCAACATAGCCATAACGTGTCATGAATGAAACGACTGGTTCGAATGTTGATGGATCTAAAACTACACCACTGCTCATCAATGGAATGTATGGGCAATAGAATGCAGGAGCATCAGACTCACTACCACCTTTGTATCCAATTAGGATAGAAGCTGTGTCTTGAGCGTAGCTGTTAACATAAATCTTCATAGCACCGTTCAATGTACCAACGAACTTAGTGTTTGTTGGAGCTTCAAATGTACCTTCTGTTGTACGAGCAAAAGCTGAAGTAGTAGCAGATTGTAGAATTGTTAAAGCAAATGGTGATACAACAGCGTAGTTACCAGCACCACGACGTGTACGTTGAGCGATCAAGTTGCTTACGCGATTGATCTGAACTGCCAATGCGGCATGCTCGTCACCAACGAATGTAGCAGTACCACTAACTTGTGATTGATCATAAGTTTGTGTTGCTGTACCAGCTAGAGTTGTTAAAGATGCAATGATCTCTTGGTCAATTTCAGCTGTGATTTCTTGTGCCAAAGCAGCCATAACTTCTGCTTCAACGTCAATACCTTGTTGGGCTTGAGCGTCTTGAGCAGCCTCGAATGTCCAACGAGCAGACAATTTACGAGTTTTAGCTTCAACTGTTTGTTTCAAGATTTGAATTGACATTCTGTTACCAGCTTGGCCTTCAAGAGTAGCTGTAGAAGCTGCCTTGGCTGCGCCATCAACTTGGTTACCAGAATATGAAGCCGCAATCTTGAATGGGCTTAATGCTTCTTCACCAGCTAACACACCAGCACCAGAGCTTGAATCGCTGTAGCGAACACGCAATGTGTGGATCTGTCCAACTGGACCAGTCATTGGTTGTACACCTACTAACTCGTTAGCAATAACGGTAGGCATAACACGTCGGATCACTGGAAGGATCACGCGATTTAAAGTTGCAACGTTACCAGCAGAAGTAGCACCAGCAGTTGGAGATTCCATCAAATACTTGCGAGTATTCTCAAGGGTTACACCCATTACTGATTTTTTAGTGCCTTGTAAGCCTTCTAATAGGGCTTCCTTAGTTTCTGCCCAACGTCCGTTTAATAGTTCTGACATTTAAATTTCTCCTTAGAATTTTAGTCCAGCTAGACGACGAATATCAACGATATTGCTTTCGCTTTCACTGCTATTTTGGTTGTTGGAAATCTTATTTCCGGTTATTTCTTTAGCCTCTACTAGTGCCTGTTTCTTCTGCGGAGCTTTGCCAGCAATAACTGCTGGGAGATACTTGTCAAAACTTTCGTTTAGACGTTCTGTTTTTACAGACTCCATCAATTCATTCATGATTTCACGTTGCTCGCTACTTAAAGGAGCTAGTAATTCACTCATGATTTGTTTTCTTGTTTGACTCTCTTTAAGAGTACGGATTTCAACTTCTTTACTTTCTAAGATCTGTTCTGCTTTAACAACGGCCTGTGCGGCCTCTTGCATGGCTTGATCTTTCAAGTCTATGACTTTGAGTAATTTTGCTGTTTCCGATTTTTCATTTAGGTAAGACGATTGATATTCTTGAGCAAAAGCTTCGAATAACTTGCGTCCAAAATCTTGACGACGAGCGGCTTCGATGTCTTCTTTCAATGATGTAATCTCAGAACGTAGTCCTGATTCTACAACACCTTCAACCATCTTAGCGGCACGAGTTACAAACTCTTGTTTTACCTTCTTGATTTCTTGACGACCTTCGCGAACTAAGCGTACCTTAGTTTCAGCTAGATCACGTTTGTCTTGCATAAACTCTGTAATTTCTTGAGCTAGAGCCTCAACTACAAATTGTTCCAATTTACCAAACTTGTTTGCCATTGTTACTTGATCTTCATGAAGTTCACGAACTTCTTGAGCTAGCTGACGTGTAACAAATTCCTTCATTACTTCAGCGTCTTTCTTCATCTTCTTAGCATACTTAACTTTCATTTCTGCTAATTGATTGCGATCATCGGCAAACTCAACAATCTCGCCAGCTAATTGTTCAGAGATCATGCGATCTACTGCTTCAATCATTGTATTCTTGTCGTGTTCGTATTTTTGTGCGAATTCTTCGCGTAGTTGTGTAGCTACTTCTTGACGAGCTTCGTTAATACGATTCTCAAAAGCGGCTTCGATTGACTCTTTGATCTCTTCTGAAATCACATTGTTTTCAAATAACGATTTTAGTGCATCCAACATGTGATTCTCCTTATTATTGGAGTTTGTTTATTATTGCTAATAAACTCTCTTTGAGATATTTCTGTGCCTTAGGATCACCTTTCACCTCTTGCGCTATACGCAAGGCATTCATGCCGCCTCGATTATTCATCAAGTGTTCATAAATTGGTGTGGGATATGCTCCTGGAGCACTAGGTTGAGCTACCATATCTACTGTGATAATCTCAAAATCTGATACTTCACCGGATCCGTCTTCCTTGACGTTTCCGGATCCGCGACTAGAAACACCTAGCTTGACTCCGCTTTCCAGCATTGTCTTGATTAGTTGTCCCATAGGGGTTGGTAAAATTTTCAGTTTACCGTAACCATTAGGACCGTCCATCCACATATTAACTATCATGTGACTTACACGGTCCAGGTTAATTTTTAGATCATCTGGATGATCCACTTCTCCGAGAACTGAATAACCGTTCTGAATCTGATCGTTAAGGGTCTTAACAGCCTTGCCAATCTCATTAACAGGGTAAACACGCT